TACATAACCATCTTTTAATAATACATCTTTTACATCTTCTTCAATGTGTTTGACGCCTCTTGCTTTTGCGACCTTTTTAAGATGTGCGGCCAATAATCTAGCATCAAAATGTAAAGCGTGATCTCCATACCTATCAAAGTGTAGAATTGAATTACTAGATTTATTTAATAATTTAGTACTGACACTATATCTTACTAAATTATTATTAGATGCAATGGAACTAAGAGATAGGTCATCTAAAGAATATTCTTTTGAAATATAAAAAGCATGTGCCAATGAAGTTTTCGCTATATTACCTGGCGGATTCATCACTGATATATCAAAATTTCCTATATCAGCAAAAGGATGAAAATAACTATTTCCAGTATTGTTCCATCCTGTAAATTTAATCCCATTTTTTATAGTTCCATTACAATGCTTTATTATATCTGAGACAGGTATACCTATAGAATCTAAAAATGTAAAAATATTAGGAGTGGTACCTTCACCTGCCCCTAATATACCTATCGTAGAACTTTCAATTAAAGTTATTTGACAATCTGAAAAATTTTTTCTAAGAAAAACTTCGTTTGGCATTTCTCGCAGCGAGTCACCAAGAACACAAATTTTATTCATAAAATATTTACTTGCCCTGCCCTCTATATTTTTTGAAACTTCGTTTGACAGATTTATTCATAGTGGCAGTTTTAGTGCCATTTTGTCTAGTTTTCTTTTCAACCTTATTATGTTGCTTACCGTCTTTACTCATACTTTCTCCTCAAGTTCATTATCAACACCTTTATTCTCAGTGCCTCTTTTAAAAGACTCATTAGTAAGATTCTTATCTTTATTTGTAATAGTTCTTTTATTACATTCAGAGCAAAGAGAATAATAAAATCTATGTTTAACAGGTCCGCCCACCCATTTATAATTTGTTTCAATTACTTCAGAATATTGAACTAATTTATCCGCACATTGTTTCGGATCGCATGTAGGTAGACCGGTAGCAGGATCAAGATATACAACTGGACTGGGTGCGTGCTTTTTAGCCATATTACATTTTGAAGCCAGATGCTAATTGAATACCTGAACCGAAAATTGAATTATATTGATTGTAAAGTTCTTCTACTGGTTCGCCCATATAAATGATATGATCTGTGGAAATTTCGATCACGGATCCCTTTAAATGCTGTGCTGCAGGGAACATACCCATAGATGCTTTAGTTGGATCATTACGAGAGGGCACAAGTTGCATAGCGCAAGGATTTTTAACATCAAGCGTTTCACCTTCACCTACAATTTCACCAATAAATTCTTCACCGGTGCTAAGCTTAATAACTTTAATCATAAATTCTCCAAAAATTCACATGCTTCATTTTCATCATTATATAGTTTAATGAAACATTCTTTATTGTTAAATCCAAACACTATTATTTGGCCCTCGGAAATACTGATCTGTATAGACCAGCATCCGAGAGAATATTTATAGCTACTTATACTGTTTTCGAGTCTCATTTATATATCTCTGAACTTCGCGGTCTATGCGCATTTGGCGACCTCGAATTAGAGAATTAATTACAACAGTTAAATAGCTTAACATTGAAGCAATCATAGTATTCCTTTTTGTTGAAGTATTTTTTCTCTATAAGAGAAATCTGCTCGATCAATACTTTTAGAGAGATAAAGCTCTGCAACTGAAGGAACTTTAAATTTTTTCTCTAACCATGACCAAATAAGGCTTAGATTAAAGATTATCGTCATTTTCTACTAGTAGTTGTTTATCGGATTTTTTGGCTTTAGATGCGCCGCTTTCTTTTACTTCAATTTTGCGAGGCTTTTTGTGCTCTGGAATAATTTTCTCAAGAGCAATACGAAGCATACCATTCATCATTTCTGCATTTTCAATCTCGATGTGGTCATCAAGAGCAAAAGTGCGAGTAAAAGCACGACTTGCAATACCCTTAAACAAGAAATTATCATTATCATCTGCAGTATTACCACTGATGATAAGCTTGTTGTTTTCAAGGGTAATTTCAATATCTGATTTACCAAATCCGGCAACTGCTAGTTCAATGACGTATTTGTTATCCTCAACTTTGCGGATATTGTATGGGGGATAGTTAGGGATATTTTTGGTCAAATCATCGTGTAGCTTAGCCATACGATTCCAATTATCATCAAAACCCACATAGAACTTATCTAAGTCCTTAAACATATCCAAAACGTTACGTGGTACTAGTGTCATTTTAGTTCTCCTATTAAGCGAGTTAAAGTTTCCAACCCATATGGCGTTGGCCCGAGGAATATTTTACTAGCCTTTCCTCGGACTGCTAGTCCCATCCCGGGGATAATATTATTTATACAGAATCAGTCTACTAACTGCTTCTTTTTTCCAATATTATATTTCGTTTGTAAGTCCCAGTCATTCTTTTCTTTAAATGATATAATTTTAATCTGTGATAATGGTGCTATATCATTATGTAGATGCGGATCAATAATACTTACTAAGCCCCAGTCTACTAGCAACTTAGCAATTGTATTACGTCTTTGAATATCGTTATCAGTCAAATCTGCCTGTTTATCATCTAAAGCAAATAGTTCTTTAAAATGAACAATAAAGTACCTGCCTTGCTTATGTAGAATATGGCATGACTGATATAATACTCTATCTTTTCTAGATGCTACACCAATACGAGTAAGCGTTTCCCTTACTTTAAGAAAATCATCTGGTTGTACCAGATTAACTTCTAAAGGACTATATCCTGGGAAGTCAATTTTAAAAAATTCATCGGCCATTCCGTCCACCTTTTATTAGTTTTCTTTTAAGGTCATTAATATTTTCATCTGAAAACAATGGAAGGACTTGGCGGGCTTTCTCTGTGCTATAGCCATAGTATTCTTTGATAACTTCCATCGCATCAATCTTCTCAGGCTTGATCCATTTGTTGAATCTCTTTTTAGCCCTAATTATATTTATTAGAAATGAATTTTGTAATGCCTTGTCGAGATGAGGACGTGAATTCATCTCGTTTGCTTGTATTACTGTATCATGACCAAAAGACAACCCTCTATTAATTAGATATGCGTTATACTGTTTTTCCGACCAATCATCAACTATGAGATTTTCTTTAGAATAGTGTATTGCATTAATAAAATCGAAAGGTGAAATCGCAGGTGCTTTATAAGGTTGCTCTACATATTCTTCTTTAGGTTTTTCATTAAACAGGGTCGTCATTATAATCTACCCATCTTTTCGCATAGAAATCAGCGAGCGTGAATGACTCACAGAATCTTTCATGTTCAATTTCAAAATATGAATCTAAGAATACTACTCTATATCCTGTGCCACGTTCTGTTATGAAAGAACATCTGGTATCTTTAAAATATTCCGCTAATTTCATTTAAATTCTACCCCTGCCATAATTTCTGTAAGACATGCCACAAGATTAATTTCTTGATCTGCGACAAATGCTGCCTTATATTGATAGTCAGCAAGAATAAGAACGAGCTGAGGAACTTGAATCACTTGATCTACAAGTTGATCATATATTTTTCTAAATATAGCAGTCGGTTCCTGATCTGAGTTACTTACTACCCATGATCGCATTGCTTTCCAATCTTTATCCCTCAGTGCATTCTTTAGTGCATTTAAACTTTCGTCGGATATATTTACCAGAATACCTTCGTCAATCTTACCCGATACCGAGTATCTCTGCAATTCATTTAGAATACGGCGATAATCAGGAAAGTGCTTCAACAATAATGTAGCAATAACCTTTTCATTATATTCTACATTCTCATTCTCAAGAATAAACTTTACTCGCTTCATAAAACGAGAAGCGATCTTTGGTTTATCCTCTTTAGTTAGTTTGAATTCAACTACAGCACATCTTGAATGCAGAGGTGCAATGATTCTATTCTTAAAGTTACAAGTAAAAATGAATCTACAATTTGCTGAGAACTCTTCGATAAATGCCCGAAGAGCAGGTTGTGTTGAATTAGGATTTAGATAGTCTGCCTCATCTAAAATTACAACCTTCGTCTTACCAGTAAAGGATACACTTGAAGCAAACTGTTTGATCTTAGTACGTAGAACATCAATACCAGATTCTTCTGAACCGTTAATTATGATATAATCTGTACCTAATTGTTCACAAAGAGCTCGGGCTACTGTAGTTTTACCCACACCAGCCGAGCCACACAATAACATATTTTGAATCTCGCCTTTATTTAAGAATACCTGGAAGAACTTTTTTTGTACTTCCGGTAAAATACAATCATCTAAAGTGCGAGGACGATACCTTTCAACCCACAAAAACTGCTCATCACGAACTTCCATAATTTCTCCATAATATATTACTGCTCAGATTTTGCCATTTTACTTTGCAAATGATTCAATAAAATACCATATGCTGGTAAAATGACTAATAAACTAACTATCACTTTTGATATAGAATTATTGGTTGCTACTATATGCCAATTAGCAGCCATAAATTCATTCTCTCCTCCAGCAAATGCTGTGAAGAAAAACACGTATGTATCTAAGAATGTACTAACAATACTACTTAATGCAGGAGCTAACCACCAGGTTTGATACTTTTCTCTGATATATTGAAATACATATACATCAAGAAGATTACTAAGAAAATATGCTACACCTGAACCAAGGCCAATTCTAAATGCGACTGAGTCTGGCGCACCACCTAATTTTACTACTGCCATACTAACTAAAATGGCTGGAATAAAAGCAAGGGTAATTACTGCTCTACCAGTTTGCTTACCCAACATTCTTACGGTTAAGTCTGTAAGAACAACAACTAATGGGAAAGTAAATGCGGCTACAGCCAATGGGCTACCAAACACATCGATCTTAAATTGCACAACATAATTGCTTATAGCAATGATAATAATATGTGCAAGCATTAATTTATATGCTAGTGCACGATCCACGCCGTCTAAGATTTTATTTAGCATCGTAGTTCCTTAAGGTTAAAATTTTATTTATCATCGCCCCAAAAGCGTTTTTTGTTTAAGAAACCTAATTGCTCGACAAGCAAAATAACTTCCCATGCTCGAGGAATGTAGTATTCCCATTGTTCCTGAGAACCACATTCTCGCTCACTTATAATACGAGCAACATATTGTATGTTTTCTTCACCCTTTGTCATACTACTGAATCAGGTTCCATAGCAACAAAATACTCAATTGACTTTGTTTCATGTTTAAAATGGAAGAACTTCTTTTTACTAATAGTGACAGAATAAGCATCTGGAATCAACTTGAAGTTTTCAACTGCCATATGACATTCAAAATCCTCAATGCCAGGCCCAATCTGTTTATTATAACTATTCGCAGTATCATTCTTTTTATCACCAACAGTTAAAACAACTTGTTGATTACTACAACTTACTGAAATAGTAGGAGCCGCTGTGATTGCCGCTGCCTTCATAATCATATTAACATCTTCAGCAGTCAACTTAAACTGATAATGGTTATCAAGTTCAATGTTCTTGTCTGGTGCTGCTACAATAACATTGGCATTGGAATAAAAATACTCAAACTTACCCCCATCCTTTGAGATGGTCAAAGACTTTTCACCAAACTCTACGTTCTGTTGATCCATTAGAGTCAGCAATGCTAACAATGAATTTAGATCATATATAGGAACTTCAACAGGAAAGTCTTCTGCTACAGATGCCTTGGCAAAAATATTCTTCGCTGTACTAATTGTAGATAAGATTTTACCTTTGCGAATAAGAATATTACTATTAATACTCGCAAAGTTCTTAAGAATTTGAATTGTTTCATTACTAAACTGCATAATTAATTATCCTCACTTTTATTTGTTTCAAGATCATGTACATACAACATAATTAATGCATAGTGTATAATCTTTAGTATGTCTTTCCTATTCCTTCCTTCTTTTTTCCCATATCTTTGGGAATACTTCATGATGTTACCGACAGTATGACCAATACCATGACCAGAATCAATAATGAATTCTGTAGTTTGAATTTTCCCGTGGGCGTAGTGTTCATTATAGGTTGTGTCTACATATGCCTGAATTTGGGTTAAAAGTTCTTTTTCATTATATTTGTAATTAATTTCTTTCATATATACCTTACATTATCACATGATTTACATATACTACATTTTGAAAATTCTGGTTCTTCATTAATTTTAATAAGATCAAGAAACTCCTGATTATTAAAAATATCTAAATAATCTTGCTTTAAAAGATTTCCTATTATATGTTTTAAGTTATAATCCATACAACATAAAACTACATCCCCATTAGGTAATAGAACGTTTCTATCATAGAAAGGACTAGAATAACACGTAATAGGTTTAGAATGTCTCGGCGCAAGTTTAATAGGTTGACCTTTAACTTGGTCTATGTTTAAACTATCTGCTCTTGAATGGCCATCAAATCCAAAAGTAGTTATCGCAAATTGTGAAATCTCTGGATGTACTTTTCCAGAACCATCCATAGTCATAGCACCAACACCACAAGAAACTTTGGCTACTGCTATTTTCCTAAAAACACTTTCCCACTCTTCAGAATATTTCCATCCTTTCATATTACCATTTGAATCTGGTAAATGCAAGCAAACTACTTCGATTTGACTATTGTATTTTTCAAGTAAGGAAACTACCCGGTCTACTTCTGTTTCCTTCATTCCATATAAAGTAGAAAATATTGCTACGGTAAAACCTTTAACTAAAGTTAACTCAAGCATATCTGTACAATCAGGATTAGCCCATGGCTCAGCCATACCACTAAAATCAATTCTAGTATTGATCGGAAGTTTATCAAGTACAATAGCTAAATCACTAACCTCCATATACTTTAAACCTTTACCGTACGCATCTCTTAAATTATCTTGTGGACAAAATGTACACATCAATGGACAGCCTACCATGGTCGTAAGTTCCATAGCTGGGCCATTACTATGCGTAATATTATATTTCTGTCTGATTGCTGGTATAACTGGTCTTTCTATTGCCATTAAGTTCTCCATGGTAAATTGCCATTATATTTCTGCATCATAGCGTTATTACCATTTATAAAAAATTGTGCTTGAACAGAATCTGCTCTATTACCTGCTCTATAATTTACTGTATATTTCCCAGAATGATTAGCCTTTATTTTATTTTGTCTTAGCACAAAAGTCAATAGTCTATCGACTTCAGGTTGGTCATTTGGGTGTCTAGCTCTTCTATACCATATTGGAGTTAATTGTAAAGCTATTTTTCTTGGAATAAAGAAACAATTAACGTCCACAAAATAATCATTTATAATAGATTCCCAATCACCTAAACTTTCGCAATCATCATTACAAATATAATTACCATCACTATCCACAATTTTTCTTAATGAATATGACCAAGCATCAGGAGAAGAAACTTTAATCAATTCTTCTACATGTTCTGGTTCTAACCAATTATCCTCATCAAGATATATGATGTAGTCACCTTTGGCAAAATATGTACACCCTCCATATATTCGATGACCATTGTATTGTTCTATGCCTGTAGCATATGGTAGATTAATTACATCTAAATTATCATGAAAGAATCTTTTAGCATTATCCAATCTTTCATGTCCATCAACTACTACCAAATGTTGAATATTCGTATATGATTGATCTTTTACTGATTGTATATTTTTTGCAAGGTAATCAGACCCAGTAGTAGCAGTAATGATAGTAACTAATGGTATCATTTCCAATATGCTCTTTCAAATCTGTTGAATAGGTCTTTATTTTGGGGCAAATCATTTTTTATAG